GCTTCATCACCGTCATGCTCGACCACATGTTCAACATGCCCCGCCATGAGCTCATGATCGGGGACAAGTCTAAGACGGACGAGGCGCTCAAAGAGATGAAGAAGCGCGCCATCTCAGCCGTGATGGATAGAACGGCCAAGCGCCTCAAGGGGTACGACGAGGACATCGGGACTAAGAAGCGCAAGATCGGCCGACTCACGGCGGGACCAGAGAGAAGCGCGCTGTCCACAGAATATGACAACCTGAAGGCGGCTAAGAAGCGGCTCAAAGAATCAGTGGAGAAGCTAGAGTTCTACCTCGACCAGGAGTTTGATGCGCGCAGGGACCTCCTGAAAGACCAGTCGAGGCTCGACGCAATCCTGCATGAGGGCACACGGAAGCACACCAGGGGCACCGAAAAGCGGTGGGAAAAAGGACGCTTGGACTCGGAAACGAGAACAAAGATGGGCCGGATAAGAAGCCCGGATAAATGGAGACAACTGAGATGACATCACTCATACCGGAAGCGCTGGCCAACTACGCCGAGTCGTGGCTGGGCGCCAAAGAGAAGACCAGCAACCGTGGGCCGGAGGTCGACTTCTTCGTTCGCGTGGCTGGCGGTCGTCCCTCGTCCAGGCCACCGTGGTGTGCCTACTTCGTCACCTTCTGCTGTGACGCGCTGCGTCGTATGGGCTTCGAGCTCCACCCCGTCAGAACAGGGCGCGCGGTGAACCACTGGCTCAAAGCAGACAAGTCCAGGCGCATCGCCCGAGACGACATCTGGGACATCGAGCACCCCCGAGGGCTCATCTATGTCCGCACCCGCACATCGAAGCCAACCAACGACGCGAACAAGGTGCGCCGTGGCATCTCCCGCACAGGTCATGTGGGCATCATCGTTTCTGTGGACGGTGACACCATCACAGGCGTGGCTGGCAACTCGAGCGGTGCCGGTCACTCGGCCGGAAGCGGTGCCGTCTGCCATGAAATAATCAAGAAGGGAGACAGAGCCTACGAGCGTATCGTAGGATTCATCTCCGTGACCGACCTACCCGTGGAGGAAGTGTGAAGAAGCTCTTGTTTGACTGCACCGCAGCCCTCGCCATCGGCATGCTGCTCATGATTAGCGCTGGCGGATGTGGCTCCAACTACACCCTGAAGAAGGGCGGCTGGGTCATTGAGAAGGACGACGCCAAGGGCACGTGCCTGACCGTGCACGGAGATGGTGACCCAGAGGTGGTGGTGGTCTGCATCCTGGCGCCCGAGCCGGTGAAGCTCCCGAAGTCGGTCCTCGAGGCCGCTTGCCCCAAGTGCGCTGAGTGTCCCGCGCCAGCCGCAGCACCCGCACCGGCGGAGGAGAAGGCTGATGGCGCTGAATGATAAGGAGAAGGATGCCCTTGGCTGGGCGCTCCTTGTGCCTGGTTTCCTCCGGATGGTCGGTGACCTGACTGGCGAGAAAGGCTTCCGCGAGGCTGGGGACAAGCTTTCCCAGGTGCCAGCGGACAAGATCGCAGAGGTCATGGGTGCGCTCCGCACCGACTGCGCCAACATCGAAGAGGGGACCATGGAAATAGGCGAAGGCATCGCCATCGAAGTGGTTGACGGATGATGCTGGCAGATGTCGCAGCTGGGTCGCAGGGGGCGTTCAATAACGCCCTCTGGCAATACCCCGTTGCGGCCCTGCTACTGCTGGTTGTTGGTATGTTTTTGCGGCACCTCACCAAAAGTGAGGAGCGCAACCAAGATGACAGGCGGCAGATCCAGTCAGCCTTCGCAGACTCCCTCAAAAACGACCGCGAGGAGCTCAGTGGTGCGCTCGACCGGATGGGCGACCGGCACCAGGCTATCAGCGAGTCCTTCAACCGCACCATGAGTGAGGCAACGCAGCACCACAGCACCATGCAGGCGCAGATCATAGACGCGCTAGCGTCGGTGAAGAAGAAGGAGTGAGGCTCAGGGGGTTTGACAGCGGGTGCCTCCCGCTGCGCTCTATCTGAGCGCGTCTCTACGCCACCTTTTTAGCACCTTCATGCCCTTGGGCGATGTGCCGGTACACCTGGGCTCACCGAGCCTGTCAGGGCGCCTCCAGAAGGGGCCCCTGTTCACGCGTATCCACGCCAGCTTCCACCGGTCGCGCACGTTGGGGCAGTATCTGTGCACTGTTCGCTCTGTGGTGACGATGCGGCCGAGGAATACATGCGCGCTCGCGATGGGGTCTGTGCGGTCGTAGATAAACTGCTCGGCCCAAGGCCACAGTTGCAGAAGTCCCACTGCCTTGCCGTTGTCACCGATTGCTCGCGGGTTGAACCTGGACTCGTGTGATGCCTTGGCCAGGGTCATCCCGCGCAACCGCTCCGGGATCCCAGCCAACACCTCCACATGCAGCAGTCGATGGGCCAGGCCCTCGGTCGCTCCGAGCTCCACGGCACGCTCGACGTAGCTCTCGAGTAAGATCTCGAGCTGCGAGGTGCAGCACGCTGGGCACCTGGCGCAGCTGTCGGCAATGTAGTCAGCCTGCCATGAGTTAACGAGGAGTGCGGCGGCGAGCAGTAGCGTGTTCATGGGACCTCAAATAGGTAGGGCCCCGGCAGCACGGGAGGATAGTCCGGCCGCCGAGACCCAGTTCGCTAGACCACTAGCGGGGAGATTAGAAGGGGATGTCGTCGTCGTTGTCAACAGGGTGGTAGTTCGCATCTTGCGATGGTGCACCGGCGACAGCTCCCTCAACGCGCCTGCCACCAGTCGACCCCTTCATGCGCGCCGTGATCTTGACGGTCGGGCTGTTGATGTCGTTGAACACCCCGCCATCGTCACGCAGCCGCTGGTCGTAGTCACCGGTCACGGCAACCGCAGTACCCTTCATGGCCTTGTTCATGAGCCACTCTTGCTCACGCTCCTGCCAGACGGACACCCGGTAGAAGGTGGGCCGCTCGGCCCCCTCCTCGCGCACGTACCTGCCGACCGCGATTGTGAACGAGACAACAGCGCGCCCGTTGGACGTAGTCTTCCTCTCCGGGTCTCTCACCAGGTTCCCGGTGACGAATAGCTTGCTGATATCACCCATTACTGCTGCCCTCCTTGATGGCCCTCTCCACGAGGGCACGGACGAACTTGCTACGGTCCAGTGTGCGCCCGAGCGCGTCGGCTTTGTTGATGCTGTCGATGTGCTTGTCCATGACATCCAGAAATGCCTTCGGCACCCTGATGTTCATCACCTGTTGTTCGTTGGCTTTCATGACCCCTCCGGGTTGTTCGCTATCCACTCGTTGAAATGCTTACGCGTAACGCTGCGACCGTCAGACAGGCCAACGAGCAGGCGCTCGACTTCGGCCCTGTCCATGGCACTCAGCCGCCCCTTTCGATACGCCTCTGTGTACCGGCTCACCACCTCATATTCGAGCCCCAACTCTTTGAGCTTGGGGAAGACCCACTTCAGGCCCCCGTCCTTGAAGTCCTTGGAGTGCTTGGCCTTACGCGACGTCTCCACTGCGGCGTTGCCGTCGTCGTCCTCGTCCGCGACGATGCCAAGGATGGCACTGAGCGCGTAGCGTCGGGCGTAGGTGATGCCCGAGCCATAACCATGCACGTTGTTCTTGGTCGCGATGATGCGCGTCTCGGTGCGCAACCACTCACCGCTCTCGTGCCCAAGCATGGTGATCACCACATCCCCATGCACAAGCTGCGGCACAGCCAGCCCAAACTCGCAAGCGCCACGCGCGGCTTCGGTCACGCTAGACAGCCCGGCATACTTGGACTTGAAGTGCGGGTTGGTCCCGTCCATCACAGCGGTTGGCCTCGTTGCTTGGAAGGCAGCAAGCGCTTTGAACAGCTTGGGCCCCCCAACACCTGTGGTGATGTGGCTCACGTTGTGAGCGTTGCCTGTGGTCTCGTCTCCCATCAGTTCTTCTCCAGTTTGAACCCGAGTTTGTCGGGTTGGTTATCAATGAGCCACTGGAACAGCGGCAGGTAAACGCTCTCATGGAGCGGGTGGTCGGGCAGGTTGGCGCGCATCCGCACCAGCGCTGCCCAGTTCTCAATCTTTCGCATCCATGTGTCCATGCCGCTCATCGCCCACCCCCGATATCGGTGGGACGAAGCGCCTGGGCCAAGTCCTTGAACAGTCGGTCGACCATGGTCTCCTCTCGGTAGTCCGGGTCGATGGTGTCGAGCAGGTGGGTGAGCTCTGACCGGGCCTCGAAGAGGTCCTCGTCCTCAATCCATCGCGCGATGCTCCTCAGAGCGGTGATAACTTGCTGCATATCCATGGTCTAGCCCTCCTCGCGGTTAGCAATGTTGCGTTTGAGCATGGCGGTCGCCAAGCGCCCTGCGAGCTTGCTCTCTGGCCCCATCAGGTCGTGGCTCGTCCTGTCCCTGACAACGTCGGCAGTGATGCGCTTGCCTGCGGCCCTCGGCCGCCCTCCCCACGTGCCGTTGTTGATGTCACGTATCATCGCATCGTGCTTGTCACACAGTTCGCTGATGGCATCCGCCACCGGCAAGCCGAGTTCGGCCGCCTCCGCAATCGTGCGCATGAACTCAACGAGTTCCGCTTGTGCCTCGAATCGCCCCGCCACATACGCCCCCTCTGGGTTGTTGAGAAGGACGACGCGCTCAATGTTGAGTTTAGGTGTGCTGCTCATGGTCTAGCCCTCCTCGGCTTTGATGACGCCCTTGGTGCGCCAGGTGGTCCACTCTCCGGTCTCGTCGCAGATGGTGCGGTGCACCAGCTCCAAGTACACGTCGCCCGCCTTCACGGTGCCGTCCTTGTGGTCGACGCGCGCGGTCCTGCGCTTGGCAGACACGCACTTGTACCAAGCACGGTCGTAGTAG